TGGTGGAGATCCAGGGATTCGAACCCCGTATGCCGGAGGCGACAGATTTACAGTCTGCTGAAGTCACCAATGCTTCTCGATCTCCAAAATGGTACTCGGTAGGGGAATCGAACCCCTCTTACCTGCGTGAAAGGCGGGTGTCCTAACCGATAGACGAACCGAGCAAACGCTATATGAAAACACACAATAATTTGGGATTCTCAATGACTACGGCTCACGTAGGGCTTACATATTGCCTACTATCTTGCCTAGGGTGTGCGAATACCTTTTCGCTTGAAAACATTACTGCCGAACAACACCACCGCTTTTCCAGATCACCCGCGAGGGGAGAGCCTATTTCATAGCATTGCACGGGCCCGACCCGCCGGTCGGCTTAATACCCGTACAACACCCTAGTGGATTCGGTAACCCTTGTGTGCTTACATATAGTGGCTGGCAAAGCCAGCACTACATGATAAACTGTAACTTTTTAAAGAACGTGTATTAGTTTCCTAACACAGCCTCTAGTATAACACTAGAGCCTTTTTATGTCTATCACATAAAGAAAAACCCTCCTAGTTGGAGGGTCTTTGTTTATATAATACTTTGGTATTACAAGCAAAGACCCCGCGGCCAATCCTCTTCGCGATAAGCATGTATTGAGTTGGCAATGACAAAAGTTTGTTTCATAAGTGTATTATATATGAAAGATGTAAAATATGTCAACTTTTTTGGCAAAATAAGTACTTTTATGAAACACTACATTGAACTAGACTGGCCAAGGCTCACAGACCACCAAGTATCTGAAATTATACGTTACTACAATTTGAATGGTCAATTCCCAATCCCCCAACTAGAAGACCGAACAAATAACGCAATCCTGCTAGACCCCCAGACTCCTGAAGGAAGAAAAGAAAAATATCGTTTCTTCAATGGTATATTTCCCTATCGTCGTATTGATAAATTTCAAAATTATCCTGTCAATTGGACTCTAGCATCAATGAACGTGGTTAAAATTCCGTCAGGGAATTTAGAACCACATACTGACATAGCAAGAAAAATTGGATTATACTATGTAATACAAGGCAGCGCAGACAGTGTTTGGTATGAATACCCCGATGGGACAATTCCTGTGGCAGGAAAAAGTTACATCAAGGAAGTAAAAGAAGGCACAGTGGTCGAAGTAGAACGTGTAAGATTCAAACCACACACCTGGTACATTTACGATTTTGCTGCTGTGCATTCTGTTGAAAATGCAACACCGGGAGAACGTATTGGCTTTGGTGTTGGATTACCACAAGGTGTATTCAAATCATTTCAGGATTTAGTTAACCATCCCGAAAGAGATATTCGTTTAACTCACATAAAGCATAGTTTTTTAGAAGTATCTCATAACTTACAGTCACTGTCTACAATAGAATCAGGAGAGATTGTTTATGATTTACCTTACGATCCTGGGAACGATTATTGGAAAGGTGGAGTAGAAAGTTATACCACCTCAGACGGGTCGACTGCATATAAATTTAAGAAATAAAAAACCCGCCGAAGCGGGTTTTTTGTTGAGTACATCGCAGATTAGAAGCGATGTGTAATACCTACACCAACTTGCTTGATGTCTTGAGTAGTACCTGCCAGATCAACGTTGCGGTATGCAACACCAACAGCAGTACGCTTGCTTAGGTTATAATCAACACCAACGTTGTAGGCTTTAACTTCAGTATTGGTACGACCATAACTAACCTTGGCAGTGTAAGGACCAAATGCTTGGCTGGCACCAACTAGGTCGCCCTTCTTGGTTTCGCCAATTACAGCACTGTGATTGTCACTGTGGCTGTAGAAAACAGTAGTTCCGCCTAGTTTGGCATTGGCACCAACTACAGTGCTCTTCTCTGTGCCGGCTGCGTTGACATAGTTAGCAACCACAGCATTGATAGGACCAAGGGCAGCACCAAGACTGGCACTGGTTATATCTTCGACCCCAGCACCGTTGTTGCTACGATCATAGGTAGCATTGACTGGACCGAGGTTGGTTGCAAAGAAAGCACCATTGCTGAAACGCAGGCCACGGAGGTTGTGAACGTCGCCAGCAATGCTACCATACAATGCTGAGAAACTGTCATTGTTGGCAATGGCCAAAAATTGGCTATGTACATTGCGACCAACATCTACGCTGCCATACTTGCTGGCAAGACCAACTGTGCTTTGACGATCGCCAAGTTGTGTGTTGCTTGTTCCGTCCACTGAGTTAGTGGTACCAAGAGTGGTTTCAACCACAGCACGAGCGCTTAGTCCGCCGCCTAGGTCTTCCTTCACACCAATGGTGATGTTGCTGGTGGGGTCAGTGACCATGGTTCCGGTGCGTGTTCCGCCAGTGTTGGTAGAGTCGCCCCAGACGCTGTACTTACCCGAAATGGTAACTTGAGCACTGGCTCCCAAAGTTGCAAGAGCCATGACGGCTGCAAGAGTGATTTTCTTCATTGAAGTTTCCTTTAAAAAGTTCTGATCTTATTGATCATAGAGTAGTATATATGCTGCGAAGCAGCAAAGTCAACAAAAATGAGCATTTTACATACATTTTGATCGTAGAACTAAATATAAAATGAATCATTGTATAGAGTTAGATTGGCCTAAACTATCTGACGCCCAACATCAAGAAATTTTAAATTTTGTAGATATACACAGGCACACCGCTAGGGTGGTTCCGTTTTTAGCGGATAAAGATATTGAGTTTTTGGGCATAATTGATAAGCCAGGAATGACAGAGTTAATTTCTAAGATATTGCGTACAACTAACATTCATATTATCAAAAACACAGGTGTGCAACAAATAAGATCTAAAGCAAATAAACAAAATTGGAAAGTAGAACCGCATCCCGACATACGAAAAATAGGTGCCCTCTATACTATTGAAGGACCAGCGGATAGTATTTGGTATACCATTGATGAGCCGTTGCGACCAAACACCAGTTATCAAACAGAATTTGAACAAGGTCGACTGCAACAGTCAGGAAAATGCACAATGAAACTTCATACTTGGTATTTGTACGATCACGCAAACATTCATTCTGCTGTCAATTGTCAAGGACGTAGAACATCGATTGCTTTAAATTTGTCATGGAGATTTCCTAACTGGGGATCGGCAGTTGCCGGAAAAGATACTATTGAGATTTTCAAGGAGTAAAAGAACCCGCCGAAGCGGGTTCTGAGTTTCTGTTACGAGGTATGTCTTACCCTAGGCTGCGTTCAGGCTGCCAATGCGAACTGTTCGTCGTTTGCGTTTACGTTGTTTTGCTTTTTACGTCTACTCCTGACGTGCTGTCCACTCTGTTACTCTTTGCCCTGTCGAAACCATGGCAGGCCCATCAATAAAGTAGTCCATAAACAATACACCAAACTTCAAGGCCTAGTTTGTAGGCAATGTATGCGCCTAGCATGTAACCGGTAACTTTTAATGTTTGTGTAATATTCATAATCATCTCTATTGGTGGACCTGGCGGGAGTCGAACCCGCGTCCAGAACACCTTTCTCTTTGCTTCATACAGCAATAACTTGTATTTACTCCTCTAGGCCGTCATCCAGTACGATCCAACCTAGTTTGAGCAAATCTTCACGGATCTCATCAGTGACGTGACCTTCGCCCACAAAGTGTTTGGCCATCCACTCGTAGCGAGCAATGGCCTCTGGGGTCATTTTGGCTCTATCATCATCATCGAGCCTGCCGCTGATGCCTGAGCAATACCAATCAATGTAGTCACCCTCTCCTGCCATGTGAGCGACAATGCCCCCAGCATAACGCCAAGAGCATGACCAGGTTTTATCTGAGAGCAAAGGCCACACATCATTTTTTTGGAAATCTCTATTGCACATAGCGGCATAGAGATTCTGAGCGTATTCTTCTCGTGCCCGAACTTTGGCAACCATCCAGTCGCAACTACGGAGATCATACTCCATGTTGTCTTTGGCCCACTCTGGATCTGCTTCTCTTTTGATGTCTTCGTCTCGCCAAGACCGGTATAACTCAATCATTTCTTCGGCAGCCTCGGCAGTTTTCTTACCTTCTGCCACAGCCTTGTTTACACACTCAATGTGAAACTTTCCGCGATCTGCACTGGTTGCTAGTTTGGTCATGTTGTTTGGTGCCCGGGGCGGGACTCGAACCCGCATGCCTATTAAGCGAGGGATTTTAAATCCCTTGAGTATACCATTTCTCCACCCGGGCGGGCGTTTTATTTACATTGTCCCGTGGTCCGGCGTCCAGGAATCGAACCTGGATTAATTGCTTAGAAGGCAACTGTATTATCCATTATACTAACGCCAGTCTTGGTGCGACAGGAGGGATTCGAACCCCCAATCAACAAATTATGAGTTTGCTGCCTTAACCCTTTGGCCACTGTCGCAAAACTGTATTATACAAAGATTGTTATTTACTGTCAAGCCCTGCGATCAACGTGTTGTCCAGGTCTGGATTGATGACCATGAAGTTGTGCCTGCTTGTCATAAATTTTGTATTCTGTCACGGGATCCTTTTTCTTGCCCACTGGATCTTGGTGTCCGGAAGCAGGCACGTGGGCGGTATTACGCAAAGGATCCGGGGGCAACCGACGTTCAAACTCTGTGCGACCCAGGGGGTTGAAACGATCAAGTTGTTCAAGACTGGTCACGGGTGTCATAGCAGTTTTATTTACACGCTCTACCCGTCGTGGATTTAGCAGCCTATTTACCCAGGGTATCATGCTTCGAGTTCTTCGTCCTCTTCTTCCCACTCGTCGTCGCCGGCAGTTTCGATCAACACAGGGCCGAACTTCAGCAGTCCATAGTCTGCCTCGACTTCAAACGGGGCTTCAAAATCAATGATGGCACCTAACTCTTGCAGACGCTCCAGTGTGTATTGATTGTCGCGAATGTCACTCAACAAAATACAACCAATGCTTCCAGAGTCTACTGAGTGTAGAGTATTGATGCTGGACCGGTATTCGCCGTCGCCGTAGGCTGTGGCAAAACTGGCAAACCTGCGTCCATCCTTCAGCGTGAACTCTCCCTCTACTCCCTTGGGAGGAGCATAGGGCGGGAAGAATAGATCACAGACTTCTTTCCACTCCGGGTGCATGACGTAGCACAAGTCGCCAACATAATACTTTCCAGCGGGCATGGTCATTTCAAGTCTCCTTTGAGGGTATGCCACATCTTGGGATCAGCACCCAAGTAGATACGATACTTTTGGTAATTACGCCAACGGCTCAGTCGATTCACGCCGCGTTCGATCAAGTTAAAGAACGAGTCACGGAACCAAAACGGATTGATGATGGCCAAGAGCAACACCAGGGCCACGGGCACAATGGCCACAGCAACCACAATCCAGTGGAATGTCATTGCTGAATAGAAGTTACCTTCGCCAGGTCGGAGTTCGATTTCTTTTTCCATGATTTAGTCCCAAAGTTTCTTGTCGCCGAACTGCTCGTTGTAGTCATAGCCCGCATTGTATTCTTCAATCTGAGCACGAGTCATAAAACGTTCTGTGATCTCGTCGCTGAGATAGGTAGCGTCTGAGAAGAAGTGCGGACGACGAGGACGATTGTAGTAACTGTCTGCGGCACCACGATCAAAAGGCCCGCCGTGGCGTTGATCGTATTCTTTGCCGTTAATTACAGCGGGTTGTGATGTATAGTCGATTAGCATACAGGCTCCTTTTTGTTGTCGATGTTGTATTGTAGCAGATGTTGATTTTGTGGTCAAGCACCTGCTACACGGACGTCAGTGTTGAGTGTGGGCATAAACTCACGGATCAGTTCGCGTTCCAGTTTGTGGGCCGCGTCCTTGCCACGCACCACATCAATGATAGCATAGTTCACAGCCGATTCTCCCCCGGCACGAATTGCTTCGTAGAGGTTCCACGACTTGTCTTCAGTGCGAGCGCGATAGATATGCTTGTTGATACGCGAACGCAACGACATGTTGATAGTGCGCTGAGTTTTAGCGGTAATACCAATGTAGTACTCCAATCCAATTTGGATAAAGTACACAATGTGGCTACGATCCGAACGCTTTTTTCTTAACATGTGTATATTATAGCAAATCGGCAAATTTCGGTCAACCAAAAAGTAGTACTGAAAAAGTACTACTTTTTTAGGTTAGCAAGTACTAACCGACTTTGTTGTAAGTTAGCAACGACTAACTTCGCCTACATAATAGTCCTCTGGGTCTGCATAGTCGCAAACGGCTTGGGCTCGAGCCTTGGCTTCTGCTTCATTATCATAGTACTCGGTCCAGATAATGCGCTGACCATAACCCCTTTCACGTTCCACGAGTTGAACTCTCCATAGACCTTCTTTGACATTGACTTTTGCCATTTTGGGCTCCTTTCTCGGTGGTTACTGGGATGGTGTAATTACATATTAACACAACGAGAATTTTGGGTCAACTCTGGGCCAGCAAAGCCATGAACTTGTCAGGGTCATTGAACAAGGCAAAAAGTGTGGCTTCTTTGCTGCCATACAAGGTCAACACAGGTTTCTTGCCCAGTCGTATATGATACGGGCAAGTCAATTTCTTGTCAAGTATCAGTAGATTTCGGGGGATAATAGCAATGGTATTTGGTATTTCGAATCGGTAGGATTCATATTCCAACAGATCCAACAAGTCTCGACCTTCTGTGGTGAGCCGTAGCCCTGAGTCAGTTCGCCAGTCTTGCCACCAGGCCAGCAATGCACTTTCAAAATCAGGACGGTCTTCGCCCTGAAGTTGGCTGATCAACTTCAGTGTAAGTTCTTCTTTATTGATCATTGGGGTATACTGTGTCCCCCGATTTTAACAACACCACAGTGAACTTGTCTGTCTTAAACTGTATGTTGAGTTTCTTGGCCAAGTTCTTGGCGTGTCCTGGATTTGAAAAACTTACTTTTTTGTACTTGGGTCCAGGATACTGCGTCAGCATGTTTGACGTCTTGAGATTGATAGGCTTGTTGTCAAAGAACACAGCCCACACTCCTTCTGACGCCAGCACTTGCTCGGTCTTGTAGGTTTGCTTGTCTGTGTGCTCAATCAGCACCTGTGGCTTTGGTCTTGACATATTAAACTCCCAGTTTATTTATCCCATAAACTGCTTAGTTTTTAAAGCCACCGCCACTGAGTTCAACCTTTATTACTTCTTGCGACTTTGCTTGTTCACTGCGTAGTTGTTCCAGCATCAACAGCAATTTTGTAATGTCAGCATGCAGATCTTTAGCGTCGCGCAAAGGCATTGAAACGTCTCTGCCCCCGCGACTCTCTTGTGCTTTGATCAAGTCAATGAACTTGTTGATGTGTATACTCATGAGAATTTATTAAATGCTCCAGTTTTTTTAACAAATGGCTCGAGGTCTGGCGGTGTCCACCCAATTGGTTTGAGTACCTTGCCATCTTCACGCTTGCGAACCTTGCCAGTTTCCCGGTCGATTTTGGCAAAGTTGGTACGCATGACTTCTTTCCAGCCCCCTTCGCCATCGGCACCCATTGAGTGAATAGCACCAATGGTCACAACTAAAATGTCCAGCAATGCATCCAGTTGTTCCACACGATCTCCGGCTAACACGGCTGCATTGAGTTCTGCAAACTCTTCGGCAATCAAATCATAGTATAGTTTGAATTGTGCAGAATTGTTGCTGTCGACCGACTGATCGCAGGCCTTCATAAATTTTTCTTGATCACGAAACGGGTTTGTCATGTGCTTGTTCCTTGGTGTGGTATGGTCCTTGGTAGGCATAACGCTCTAACAAAATTAATTTTGGATTGTGCATTATTTTCCAGTTGCGATGTTGTTTGACCCAGTAGTATCCTGCGGCAAACCATGACTTGGACTTGACAGTTTTGGTGAACAATGGCAATCGGTGTTTGACGTCCCACATTCCGTTGTGTGCTCTACATCCTGTTTCGTATCCGTGAACAGAATTTGTTGCAGGCCTTGACTTTTTTTCTACAGGTTCAAACTCTACTCCTGTTGCTTTTCTAAGCATGGGTATGGTTTTGTACCTGTTGACATAGTCCAGAATCTTTACTTCGTAACTGCCATCGGCAACAACTTGAATGTTGCCAATCTTTTGGTCATCCTGCTTGAGTATCCAAAACTGCTTGTCTACTACTGGTTTGGCTATTATCATCTAATACTCCTTTGTATGTTTCGTTGAGCCATCTGCTGATGGACTCGGCTGTTTCTAACAGTTTGTTGAGTTCAAATTTACCGCAGAAGCGCATGAAATGAATCCCAACTTGCCCCACATCCTTGTGGGAAATTTGATCTCTGATTGCTTGATCGACCATGGCCTTGATGTTGTCCGGTTGTGCAGTAAGGTCAATCAGGGTTCGGTTGCGCTCATAGTCGTCCAACACACGATGTTCTTCTCCATTGTGGTCTGTCCAACGCTGAAGCATCATATTGTTCCAACTATATCCTTTTCGGTCTCGGTCGGCAAATGCTTCACGGAGACCAACTTTATTCTTTGTGCCTTTTTCACGAACTCCAGGATATGCACTGAATACGTTGTCTGACGTGTCGCCACGCATACACTTCTCAAATAGCAGCCATTGTGGATCTTCAAGGGTTTTTGGCTGTTTAGTTTTCTTATCAGTGATAGGTTGA